CGGGTAATACAGCAAATGGCGGTATTAGAAGAGATGGTTCAACTAATGGAATTGAATTATTTAGTGGTTCAGATCGAAGAATTAAAAAAAATATCTTAGATATGGATAATGTTTTAGATAAAATAAATAAATTATCATTGAAAAAATTTGATTTCAAACAGGGAGGATCAGGTGTTGGAGTTATTGCTCAAGATTTAATAAGCATTTTTCCTAATAAAGTAAAAAAAGATGATTCAGATGATGGAACTGGTGATACTATTCCTGATGGGGTTGAAGCGTGGACTGTTGGACATAATTTTACATATGAACTTTTAAAAGCAGTACAAGAACTATCAGCTAAAGTAGAAACATTAGAGACAGAAAAAACACAAATGCAGACAGATTTAACAGCCCTTACAGCAAGGGTAGCAGCATTGGAGGCTGGATAAATGTCAGAGATCAAGGTAAATTCGATAAAAGGGGTGGCAGCATCAACGGCTGCCTTAACCATAAATAATACTGATGGAACGTGTACTGCCAATATTACCTCTGTTAATGATGGTCAGCTAGGTAATAGAAGAATTAATATAAACGGAGGATTTCAAGTTTTTCAAAGATCAACTTCAGCCGCAAGTGTAGGTTCAAGTGAAGGTTATTTTGCTCCTGATAGATATAGACAAGCTGGAACTGGAAGCATGAGATATACTGCTTCAAAAAGTACAGATGTTCCAGCAGGGTATGGATTTTCAAATAGTTTAAAATATGATTGCACAACAGCAAGCGGAACTGTAAGTGCAGGGCATTTTGTTGCTATAGAACATAGAATAGAGGGTCAAGATTTACAGGTTTTTTGCAAAGGAACAGCACAGGCAAAACAATATACACTTTCCTTTCATGTAAAATCCCCTAAAACAGGTATTCATGTTGTTGAATTATATGATAACGATAACAATAGACACGTTGCAAAAAGTTATACAATCAGTTCAGCAGATACATGGCAAAAAGTAACTTTAACTTTTCCAGCCGATACAACAGGAGCTTTTGGTAATGACACTGGGTCAAGTTTAAGAATTTTCTTTTGGTTAATGGCTGGAACAGATTACGCTGGCAGTACTCTACCAAGTGCATGGGCATCATTTTCTTCTACTGCTAGAGCTACAGGACAAGTAAATGTTTTTGATAGCACTTCAAATGACTTTTTTATTACAGGAATACAATTAGAAGTAGGCAGCGTGGCAACAGATTTTGAGCATAAGTCATTTGGAGATGAGTTAAATCGCTGTTTTAGATATTATGAACAATTTAATAGCAACGGATTAACTGAAACGCATTTTGCTTCAGGATATTTTGAAAATGATACTACGGCAAAATTTTGTCTTTTATATACTAGAAAAAGAGCAGCACCTACAATTACTGCTAGTGCTGCAAGTACATTTACTAGCCTAAATACAGGAAGCATACCAGCAGCAACTAACTTTGCGATACACAAACAAACAGAAAGAGCAGCCGAGGTTCGATTAACTGTACCTACAATAAGTGGTGCTGATGGACAGAGTTGTATTCTTATTTCAGTAAGTTCTACTGAAGCTACAATTAAAATAGACTCAGAACTTTAAATTATGGGGTACACTTACAAACTACTTGCAGATAGCACAAAAACAGGTGCAAAGGCTAATTCAATTTTAAGAAAAGAAGATAATGCTTATATTGCAATGGATTCTGCAAACACCGATTACCAAGAATACCTATTGTGGGTAGCAGAGGGAAATACACCCGAAGCTGCTGACGACTAATTAATCTTTTCTTGCATTTGTCTTGTAAGAATAGACATTGTTACATAAAGTGGTGCTAATGCACAGATTGCACAGAAAGTTATAATAGTGACAGGCATTAAAGCCTTCAAAAATGCTTCTTTTATCATGTTTCAAAAAATAGCAAATGTTTTGAGTATCGTTTCTTTTATCATGGTAGCCTCCATGAGTGGCACAGCATACTATGCTTACAAATTTGTTACTTCAGAGCAATTTAAGACAAGAGTAATGAATGAAGTACTAGATAATGTAGAAGGACTTATGCCGAAAGTTTTAGATAATGCAATGCCAAGAATGACAGGCGGTACTGTTCCTGAATTTATACCACCATCACCAAATAAATAGATGGAGATACCAGAAATCGGTATCAGACAAATAAATATTCCAGAAGTTTATATTCCTGAAATTTATAACCCTTTGCCTGTGCTGCCTGTTATTACCAACTTGGAAATAGATGTTGTAGGTTGTACTTATCAACATAGAGATATAAAAAATACTGGTAATACACAGCTTTTACTTGATGATCCTAATGGAGTTTTTACAAATTGTGATTCTGTTTTTCCTAGTTTCTACCCCATAGATTATAGGCCAGATCAGATAGTTATAACTGAAGATTTACCAATATCTAACGATGCACCAGCATTACCAGAAAGTGACTTACCAGAAACAAACATACCAAAAAATCAAAAAGAAGAATTAGTAATACCTGAGTGTCCTAGTAGAAAGGATCAGGCCGTTGGAGATTACAGAAATGCAAAACGCATTGAAAGAGTAATTGGTCATAAGCTATCCTCAGACAAAACAGAGTGCATTACCCTTTATGAAAGTGTACCCTTTAGAGAAACTTTTATTGGAACGCCTGAGGTACTTATTTCTACTGCTGCTATTGGTTTGGTTGCTGGTGGGTCTGCGGCTCTTGTCCCTGTAATACAAGGAATTGCTAAAAGTGGTATAAAACAGATTACAAAAAAGCTTACAAAGAAAAAAGATAAGGTAAAATAAAAAGACCCTATTCGACAAGGCAATGGATAGGGCGTCTAGGTAGACAAGTTTAACCGTGCTTGTCTGCCGCCTAATTTAAGGGTACAAACATATAGGGCGATAATTACAGGCCTGTTACAGGGCAATCTGGAAGGAGCAATTTAGTCATTTAGCTTGATTTCATGGGTATGTGGCAAAACTTGATTAGGTTGGGCGATAAGTTTTATTCCTTCACAATTTTTTTGATACTGACCAATAAAGACTACTCCTAACCTTGCTTGCTCTCCACAAATCTTTAAACGATATAATTCCATTTCCATTTTTGTTTTAGCTATCAATAATTCTTGAGCCTCAATATTAACTTCTGTTGCTTTGTGACATAACGCTGGGGCTTTGCCTAGTGGAATACTTATTTGAGCAGAAATACCATAATTTAGGTTGTAATTATCTTTTTCAAATCTTGGCGTCTCTTGGTAATATTTTATCGCGCCAGTATCTTCATCATAAATTGGTTGTACTGTTTTAGTTTCAATAGGGCGATTAAATGACCACGCGTCAGTTAAATATGGTGTAATTGTGAGGGTAGGTGATGCACAAACAATACCCTGACTCATTTTAAATTGTGGGTGAGCAGAGGGAGTTATCATAGTGGCATTATTATTAACCACACCTTGAGCATTACTGCTAGGACTAGCTACTGTTGTATTGGCTAAAACTTTTACAGGACTTAGTAGAAAAACTATTGTCCAAAGACAGAGGTTGTTTCTGTAGTGGTGGTGGTTGTAATTGTTCTGTTTATTGTGGTGACGTTTGAAAGACCAGCACCTTGAAGCGACTCCACTAAAGAAAAGCTTTGACCAGCGTTTACTATTTTCCATCTTGGCACATCTTCAAGCGTTGGACTTGTCCAGCTAAATTGGACACCATTAAGAGTCTGAGTTGTACCAGTAGTCGTTGAAGGGTTGATGTAACCATTAAGATCAGCTGATTCAATATTGTGTCCAGACGCTGAATAAGTAAAACCAGAATTGTACTGGTGGCTGGTAATAGTTTCATTAATAACACTTTGCGAGGTTGAACTCATCGTGGAACTACCACTCCTAAACTGTGGCACTACTGGGGTAGCAAGAGTTCTTACAGGTAATACTAATAAAACTAGCAGCCAAAGTCTAGTCAATGGTTATCGTTACAGTTGTTGAGCCTATGCAGCTAGTACCAGAGCCACCAGCGGTACAAGTATGGACACCTGAAGATAATGAAGTAAGAGCTAAATTTCCAGCAGTACCTCCAGAAATTACTGTTGTTTGCCCTCCTAAGATTGGAAGGGTTGCTATTCCAGAGCTTGGAGTAATCGCTGTTTGTGTTCCGTCTCCAGCTTGATAGGTTTCACTAAGAGAGAAGGCAGATCCAGCAGTTGTTACTGTCTTGTTCGTATGTATAGCATTTGGTGCGCCATTACTTCCAAAGCTGCCAAGATTCAACCCACCGATTGCATTAGTGACAACACTGTCTCCTGTGCCTGTAGATGTTGTTATATTATTTCCACTTATGCTGTATGAGCTAGGAGCTGCATTTGTAATGACGTATGGAGAGTCAATAGAGATTTGTGCAGAGGTTACAAATTTCTGAGTGATTTCTGCAAAAGCACTTGACGGAGAAATAAAAAGTAAGAAAGGCAGTAATTTTTTCATTTGATTCCTACATTAGTGTCTTTATTATCTACTATCTTAGCAGTATTATTAGGTTTCTTTTTGTTCACACTTATACCATACGAACCCAAAACGCCGCTGGTCAAGCCAGCTAAGAAAGCCCCATCATTCCTAATCTTGTCCATATATCCTAATGTCATCATTGCTAAAGACCATACTAAAATCATAAAGCGTACAGCGTGACCGAAAATTTCACCCCAATCCGTGCCTTCTTTTTCTTCTTGTTCTTCTGCCATAAAAATAACAACTCTTGTTTAATACTAGCAATGTAGCTATGTTTGGAAAGTAACACAAGATTATTATGCTCAGAATCCTAAAACCTATTCTTATGACATTCGTGAAAACGAATGCAGTAAAAAAATTAATTGTTGATCTTTTAAAAGCTTTAGCCAAGACTACAGATAATACAATAGACGATCAAATTGTTGATTATGTAGCGGTGCATCTATGGCCAGAGGAAAAGTGAAAAATATTATAAATATTCTTACCAAAAGACCAAGCTTAGAGTCTGAGTTTGCTATAGAAAGTTCGATAGCTGAACTTCATAGTATTAAGGACATTGATGAACTTAGAGAATTAGCAAGCCAGTTAGCCCGCGCTAATCATAAACAATCACAGTTCATAGCTAATGCACTAGAAATAATGTGTAATCAGCAAGACATGATACATTACCTTCAAAGAAGAAAAAAAAAAGCGCCTCTAATGAAGCGCCTTAAATATGTTTTGTTTGGTAAAGATTAAACTTCTTTACTAATATCAACCCACTCAAAAAGTGTTTTGTGTAGGTTAACCATTCGATCTAGAGGGTCTCTACATTGACATTCAAAAGTTCTGTCTGTGTCAGGATCGTAGAATATTTGACCCTCATAAGGATCGCTAGGGAATCTAGAAGGGAAGGTCATCAACGCTAATTGTTTCTTCTGACGCTGGCTTGCTCTGTGACGAGTCTTTTGGTGGTAATGGGGCTAGTTTGCCACTATTTCCCCACATACCGCCCCAAAGCGTAAATCCAGCCTCTTCATGGTACTCTTTTTTGTCTGTATAGACTCTGATTGTTGTACCTTCCTTCTCTGCTTTGTCGTGCATTTTCATGAAAAACTCGGCAGCTTTTAGTGCATTTTCAATAGTAAAATCAAAAATTACATTTTTTTCTGGGGCATAATCATTGACAGGGTTGGGGTTGTCAAGGATTCTAAATTTAGCAGTAAATGCTGGTTGTACTTTAGCCATAGTTAAAAAGGGTTTTTAGGTGTAATGTTCATTGTTTTTTCCCATTCAAGGATTTCATTTATGTCGTAACGAACCTTGGCAGAACCTGATGATACCGCATATTTGGGAAGTGTATAGTATTTTGGTCCACGATCTTTACGTCTCCAATCAGCAATAGTTGCTGGGCTTAACCCATATCTTTCAGCTAACTGGTCAGATGTTAAAAATTGCTGTTCGATTTGGTTCATGGTGTTAATGCTTTCCTCCTAGCTTTAATTAGGTCGATAAGTTTATTATATTGGTCTTGGCTGATTTTCCCTTCATCTAGCCTTGCAACTAGAGTATTGAAATGTTGGTCTAATTGTTCATCAGTGGTTGATTTCACAATAGCGTCACGCGCCAAAACTGCTATGTTCTGTTTGGGTTGAACATTAGCTTGTCTTTTTGATGGGGTAACAGGCTCTGAAGCTTTTACAATTTCATTACCTGTCCATAATTCGCTACCTAGATTAAATTCTTTAGCCGCACAAAAACAAAAGCCGCGTCTATGAGAGTCGGTAATGTCTCTTGCTGAAATTCTATCTAGTTTCATTGGGTCGTTTCTATTGTCCATAATTGAGTATGGATAAATAGCACCTTTTTTACCCTCTGGATCTGTGAAGTAGCCCATAAGATAACCTGTACCATCGGGTGCAGCCCAAACTACACCAGTTGTTTCAAAAGTCGGTGGCATTTCTAAATGAAATTCCCAACCCGCTGCTAGTTCATTAAGATATTCAGATGTTCTAGCCCATGACACATAACTGTATTTACCTTTTTTGTAAATATCTTGTGGTTGTATTGTGCCTTTTAAATTAGGTTTCTTCATTGTGCTTTAATAACCTCCAAGATTGATGTTTCTTTTTGTGCTGGTTTTTCTACCTTGTACATATTTGTATCGGGTCTTGGTGCAATAAACCTGATAGTAGGAATGTTTTGAACGTGCTTGTTAAAACAGACTATGAAGGCATTAAGGATAAACCTCTGGGAAAACCAACCGCGCTTGCGATATTCGACATTGCTTAACTGGTTTCTAAAAGAAAGTACAGCGCTGTCTGCCTGTAAATTTGCACCTAGCGTTACAGCGTCCCAAAATTCCCACATCTGCAAGTCAGACCAGCCAGCATCTAAACAAATCAAAGTGAAACACAAGCCAATACTTTTAGGAAAACATTTATAATTTTTATGTTTTTTAGCAATAACGGAGTAAACAGCCTCCATTGTGTCTTTTTTAGATTCGTAAATTTTTAGAATCTGGGCTGAAGTAGGAGCAACAGTACTAGACCATGCACGTCTAGGCCAGTTGTTATACAAGTAATAACACTTGATAGCAGCGGCAATAGTTTTTCCATGACTACTACCAGCGATGTCAATACCATCACCAGCAGTTCTAGCAGCACCAGTATCAACACAATCGAATATTCGAGCATCCATATTAGTGCCGACTAATATAGGAAGTGTTTTACCTGTTTGTAAGATGGCTGCCAGCCTGTGCTGCCCATCAATCAAGTTGCCTTGGTCATCAAATGCTATTCCTTGATTCGTTAGTCTCCATTCACCATTTTCAATGGCTGTAGTTAGACGTTTCAAGTTAGAAGCTTTGATACTTCTGTTGTTTCTATTTTTGGAAACAAGGATTTGTTTAGCCTTTTCTGGTGTCATTTGCATGACTTTAAATTCTGGTTTAGTCATAGTTGTTGCCAAGCCAGTAGGGTTTGCCGAGAGTCTGGATTCCGTTTGGTTCGGTATCGGTGTATCCGAGCCATTTTCCAGACGTAGTTGCTTCAGATATTTTAAGAAGCGCTTGTTCTTGGAGTTCATAACCTATGTCGAGAAATTCGTTATCTAATTCGTAGACACCTATGTTGTAGGGGAATACTTTTTCTATTACTACAAAGACAAATCTTTTACAATTTGTGCCTTGTAAATAATGAGCTGCTTGAAGGTGGTAGTTCAGATTCGTTACTGTTTTTGTAAACATTTCTGGCGATGCCCCACCCTCTCCTGTGGTCTTAAGATCAACCACTAAATCGTTATGGATTTTGTCACAACGACATTTGCAATCAAGGCCACTTGCTTCATGTGACCACCAAAAACTTTGTTCTGATTGGCCTTTGTCTAATAGGTCATAAGCAACTGAGTTAGCCATTATTGATGACATCATGTTGTCGGCTAATGCAGCATCTTGAGGTGTAACTACAGTTATGCCTTTTTTCTCGTATTCGAGAGCTTGTTCCTTGCCTTTTTTAGTGCGCCTATCTTCTACAACTTTAAATTTGCCGTAAAAAGAATCGTTTTCTAAACACATGGCATGAAACATAGTGCCAAACTTCATAGCGGGTGTTGGAAGTTTTGGCGGTGCAAGTTCATTAAACTTTGAGTGCCATAAGGCTCTAGCATTTTGCTTAGTGATAATTTTTAGGTCACTAGCGCTGAATGCAGGGTCTGCTTGATAGCTTGCAAAGTCAACTGATACTGGTTCGATTTCTGAAGTAATCATTGTTATAATTAGTTTGGCCGCTTGGTGCGGTTCTTGGGGTTTAAACTGGTATGGGAGTTAAAAGGGTCTCCTCTGCCAGTTTTTTTTATGGTCAGCAACAAATTTGTATATGCTGCTACGACCAAGAGAGTAAGGCAGATAGAGTTATACACCTGTTTTCTCTGCCTCAATAAGCGCTCTTAACTCTTTGGTTATGTCGCGCATTTTTTTGAAAAGCTTGGAAGATCTTTCTTCTAAAGCCAAAAGCTTTACAGGATTTTTTTCTCTTACTTCTTTTACAATTAATTTTTTGTACTCTGCATCTATTTTTTCGTACCTTTCTTCTAGCTCTTTAGTTTTTGCACCTAGTGATAAGCCATAGTACTGAAAATTAACTGCACATTCATCTACAGGAATTTCTACTACTAGCTCAACTTGTTTTTTATCCTTTGGCTCAAACATCAACTGCTGTAGTGATGTTATTTCATAAGGACAATCTTTAAGCCATTGCTGCACTTTTGGATTTGTGAAATCTAAGTGCTGGCCATTACGCTGCAATCCGTTCATAGTTCTACCTCTGTGTTAGTTTGTTGATCTTTGTAAAATTGTTCTCTGAACTGTTTTTGTAGTTCAGTTTCTAAAGTGTCTAGACAGCCATTAATTAGCTGTATATCTTCAGAAAGTTTGTGTATTTGTTTTCCTAGATTTGCAATAACAATCGCACAACCAAGTTGTCCATCAAAAATTACATCTAGTGAATTGCTCCAATCGCTATTCCAACAATCTGAGCATTGACCTGTAATTTCTTCTAGAACTTCATCAGCTGACTCTCCAGCTGGCTCATATTGAACTTTCTCCATAACAGCGGTTTTGGCTAAATACAAGCCGTGCATTTTTTCTATGCTTTCACGCGCTGATTGTTTTAAGCTATCTATCCTTTTGTAGCTTGTAGTTCTTTTTTCTCTGAGCTTAGTTACCTCAGGATCAGCGCTGACATAGTCGCGCATTTTTTTGTAATCAAAATCAGCCATTGAAAGATGCCTCTAATTTTTTTTCATTTTCGTGAGCTTCGATAGCTCTAGCACACTGTTGGTGTACATCTTTTTCAGTAATTTCAGGGTCAATCATAATAACGCTAATCATCTGACTAACCTCTAATTGGTGTCTTACTGTGGGACATTGGAACAAAAGATAGAAGCCTTGGAAAAGCTGTTCTTTTTTGTCCTTAGTTGGTTCAAATTTCATCTGGCGATCTCCTCACAAGCAGCGACAACACCAGCGTTACAATCTGCTACTGTCATGTCGTAAAGAGTGCCAGATAGGGTCGTATAGAACAACCCTGACATTGCGATCATTAGAAATAAATTTCTCATTGGTGTGCCTCAATAAATTTGCCAAACTGGTCTAGTAATGATTGTGGAACTATCGCAGCTTTTTCAGTATTTCTCTTGCCACCAAAAAATTCATTAATCTGGCGGGTAGTGGTTTTGCTGTGCCATTTGCCAGTAACTTGGTGGTTGCCGTCTTTTCTTTTAACAGCAACGAAAGTATCGTAGGACTTTAAGATAGTGCCATTCTCAAATGGTATCTCTTTAACATTCTTAGACATCACTAGACCTCCTTGAATCGTCAATTACTAGAATAGTAGCTTCCTGACATCTTTGTAAAAGATCACGAAGTGTGCCAGCATAACTAAAAGGATCAGCCATGGCTAACTCTTCAGCGTCATCTGGTAGCTCTCTAATGCCTTGCTCTAAAAGCATTTCTAGGTTTTCAGCTTGTTCTCTATTGAGGCTGATTAAAATGTTGTTGTCCATAAAAACTGGCGAGATAAAAAAGCGGGTACTTACCGCATTATCATTCTGACGCATCTATACACAGATGTAAACCCCTGTAGATTAAAAGTTACAATATCTGAATATTTCACAGGTTTACTGATGTTTACTGTTGCGGTTTTACTATTAATGAGTCATAATTAATGCATGGCGGAAGCGCCTGCACTTTACATTTTCTCGCAAATGAAATTCGAAACACCAGAACACATCAAACAGCACCTAGTTGAGACAATCACTAGTGCATTCATTGCTGAAGTTCAAGCTACTTGTAAGCACAAAAACAACCAAGTTGACCATCACAAAGCTGAAGGCATCAGATGGCCTTATTGCAGCACTGGTCACTACGTAAGAGAAGTTGACAGAAGATTAGAAGAAAAGTCTCCTGTCTTTGGTTGGGACGAGCCACGTTACTATCCACATTACGCAAACATTGTTAAAGATGCACAGGCTCAGGCTGATGCAGCAGTTGGCCTACTTGAGTCAAGGATTGGTCAGCACATGACCGACCAAGAATACATTTGGAAAGTAGATTTAAACGTCAATTATTCTAATCAGCTTATTGAGGGTCGTGTATATGGCCACATCTACGACTACATTGCACCTGAAGCTGACATTGCAAAGCGCAGAGAAGAGACTAAGTTTGAGATTTATGTTCGCATGATCTGGAATTACAGATACGGTGAAAATTCAGCTAATGGCCATCTTACTCAGTACACACAGTTCAGATCAGAAAGACATGGCGCTGAAATGATCGGCAAGAGCAAAGTTCAAAGAGCTACTGATGAAGAGAAAGCTAAGAAAGCTGCAGAAAAGCAAGCAGCAGCAGATGCTAAACAAGCAGCCAAGTGGGAAAGATTCGCTAAGTTACCAGTTCAGTTAGAGAAGTGGTTGACTAAAGAAATTCACACAGAGTCTGCACTCATTACTGAAGAGGGTCTTGCTGAAGCAAAAGCTAAGTGTGATGCTATTAATGCTTCATTCGACAAAGAGTGGTACATCAAAGTTCGCGCTGAAAGGATCGAAAAAAACAACAAGATGAGAAATGATTGTATAGCTTGGCAAAATAATGATTCTGAGCTTAGAAAATTATTTGCTGAAGGTGTTGACACAAGGCAAAAGCTTAAAGATCTATACGGAGTCTGGTAATGGACTCCGATAGGATTTATTTCCGTGCGGCCTCTAACAAAGATTATGAGGCCATACACCTTTTAGCTATTGAGTTCGGTGTCTCAGCTTCGCAGATATGTAGATTTGCAATGAGTGAATGGCTAAGAGAAAACTTTAAAAAACAAATTGAACTTGCACAACTTACACAAAAATTAGGAGAAGATTATGCCAAAGAAAATGACTAAAGCTGAAGCATTAAAACAGTTTAGAGAAATTTACAAACAATTTCCTTTGACCATAGGCAGACGTAGTGACGCTACTGCCAAAAGAGAAGATTGGAACAACTACACAGATATGCTTTGTAAAGATGGTCTAATCACACAAAAACAATATGAAAACTGGGGGCAGCCTTTCTAATGAAACTTAACGAAAAAGAACAACGATTCCTAAGAATGTTTCCACCGCGTATTAAACAGCTTGATAAACAAATTAGGCTAGTTCAAAACTGTTCTAGGAAAGATGGCTATGAGTGGGACTTTACAGATACTGTTCCTACTTTCTTTATTGTAGTTTTTCATAACCTGACATTATGTGCTAAGAAGTTTGGCTTAGATGTTGATGTAAGGATTGAAGGGCGCGATATTGAAGATGTCTATGAGGACGCTAATGACAAATTTCAAGATAGTTTAAATGCCAACTGAACAATCTTTAGCATACGAAGTAAAGCGCCAGTTCTGCTATCTAGAGCTTGATAAGTGGAAACATTACCTTTGCGAAAAAAGAAAGCTTGATGAGGTGGAAGTGGCAATAGCTGCAACCACTTCTTTAATTACTGAAATCAAGTCTTTAGACGACAAAATTTACAATGAAAATATCCCACCCTATGATGATATTTTGAATTAGGGTGTATGATCGGCTTGTAAGAAGTTACATTCTCTCGCTATCCAAACGTATAGATGAACATTTTTATGTATCTCAGGGCGGAAGATGGCGCAGCTCTAAGGGACTTTCTTAAAAGAAACCCAAGTGTAAAAGGTATTGAAAAAGAAAAAGAGTTTTTAGATGCTGGATTGATCGCGCGGGTCTGCTACTCTTTGGAAGTAGAGCTTAACAAACTTTAGTCGGGAAGCCTGATGACCTATTGCAAAGCTAGGTCTGAAAGTCTAGAAAAATTGTAGTCAAAAATCTACAAAAGACAGGGAGGTCTACGCGAGGTGGCTTACTTATCTCCCGACTCTTTAACTGTTTGTATCGTTATCATTGAGTGAGGCCGCAGGGTTTCTTTTTTGTTGCAATAATATTTTCGGGCTTGCAAACTTACCACTTGCGAATCGTCAGCAATCGCTGATAATGTCAAAGCATCTAAAGTGCTACGACATAGTTTGTCAATGTCTCCTTTATTCCTAGTAGTAGGATATTTAGGCGCTGATTGCTTTAGCTCTCCCTTTGCGTTTAAATGAGATTTCGGTCTATGAAACCAGAAAACTAGATCAATATGTACTGGTTCTTCGATTAATTCCCCAACAACTTTATTTGCTTCTACCCTGACAGCGTCTCTCCATGACTTTACCCTTTTGCATGATTCAATCATTATTCCGCGGCCAATGTGCCTTTTACTGCCCTGTGGTGCAGCTTCAATACCTTCAACAGTAATTACATACTTCATAAAAAATGAGTTTCATACCAGAAAATACTCCTTTCGTATCTTTGCCTACTGCCCTTAAAGGAAGAATTGACCCACACCAGTTAGCGGTGTTATGGGTGCTGCAAAGCTACTACCCGAATATCTGGCCTAGTTATAGCACGATTGCTAAAGACGCGGGTATGTGTAGAACAAAGGTTATTCATACTGTTGAACAATTATGTTCTCTGGGCTGGCTGCAGAAAGTTTCGAGAACCGATGAACACGGCCAAAAGACTAACGCATATAGGGTTACAGTTTGGCATGAATGTAGAGTCCCAACACCTGAACTATCCAGTAGTGAACCGCAGTCCATTTCAGCAACCAGTACACCAGATAAACTAGGGGGGTGTACCACAGCAACTAGGGGTGGTGTATCAGATGAACCCGAAGTAAAACAAGTTAAACTAAAACAAAAAACTAAAAAGAAGGGATATTCTGAAAATTTTGAATCTTTTTGGAAAAAATACCAATCTCAAAATAATAAATGTGTTTCACAATCTAAGAAACCAGCCTATCGAGAATGGGAACAGCTTGATAAAAAAACACAGGAAAAATTAGTAGATGCACTAGAGGCAGATCAAAGGCTAAGAGTAAAACTTATTAGAGACGGAAAATTTGTACCAATGTTTCCAGATTGTTTCCGTTGGATTAAGAATGGACAATATGAACAGTTTTTAGAGTTGCGCGAACAGAAATCTAAGTCAAGATTAAATCCTATGCTTGCAAACAAAGCAAGTAATCAACCCTTTTAAAACCCCATGCAAAACTACAAACGATCTGCAATAGATCGAGATATTACTTTCAGACCACCAGTCCACAACTGCTACGCTTGCAATGATACTGGAATAGTTAATAACTCAGATGGATTAATTAACAATTACCTTTCAGATTACGATATTACAGAGTCAGGAAAGAAAGTAGCTGGCAGTGATCTAGCAATTATTTGTTATTGCGAAGCCGTTTACCCTAAATATAATGATGAGGCGCAATTAGTTGCACATGGTTTTAGAAATGGCGAGGGTAATATAAGAAATAATGTAGGTATTGATGTAGATAAAGATATAATTAGAGAGCTACATAATATAAGAAAAAAAGCTTGGAAAGATACTGCTACACTAATGAGTCGACTTATTCAAAAAAACCTAAAAAGCAAAAATCCAGAATTACCCGCAGAAATGCAGCAAGTTAAGGATCAATTAGCAAATTTTACTATAAAATCGTTAAATAGTTGATTTTAC